CTGCTACTCTTCCTTTTCTTCTCCACCGCCGCAGATTAAAGCGAAAATACGGGAGGTATATTTGTAATGGATAACATCAGAATTGCGATTTTAAGCGCAAATAACACGCCAGTAGCGTTTATGGACAACGGGCATAAAAAGTCCATGCACTACTGGAATGATGAGCTACGCGAATACTTACAGGGAGCAGCGAATACTTACACTTTTACGGTAAATGCAAAGCATCCAGACGCACAGCATATCAAAGCTGGGAATAAGGTGGCATTTACTTACAAGGGGAAATCTTACTACTTAAATATTGTAAATACCGATCAGACGGAGAAGACAATTACTGCTACGGCATGGTCTCTGTCGTTTGAGCTTATTAACGAGGATGCTGGCGAATACAAAGCTGGAAAAGCCATGAGCTTTGAAGAGTACCTTGCCGTTTTTGACGCGGAGAGGACACTAAAATTGGGGCTAAATGAGGTATCGGACAAACGGATCACCAACGAATGGACAGGTACAACGTCCGTATTAAAGAGATTATTCTCCCTGGCTAATGTCTTTTCTGCGGAGATCGAATTTGCGACAGTACTGAACAGAGACTACTCTTTAAAAGAGATTGTCCTAAATGTATATCGGAAACACTCCGATACAGACAGCGGAGTCGGAGAATACCGGAATGACATTGTACTGCGGTACGGGAAAGGAATTACCGGAATTCGAAAAACCACAGATGCCGAGAAGCTTTACACCTGCATCCAGCCGACCGGAAAGGACGGTCTGACAATCAATGGTCTTGACAAGAAAGAATACGATGAAAACGGCAATATCGAGTACTTTACAGACGGTGCGATCATCCGCGCACCACAGGCAAGGGACCGGTTCCCATCCAACATCGTAAATAAGGCTGATGCTTATATCCTGATGCGTAAAGAGTACGATACAGACAGCAAGGACAAGCTGTACAGCATGGCATTATCTGACCTCAAGACCGCATCCGAGCCAGTAGTAACCTACGAGGTGGACGGATATTTTGACACCAACATCGGGGATACGGTAAGGATGCAGGATCAGGAGTGGACACCAGTCCTTTATCTACAGGCAAGAGTATCAGAACAGATCAGGAGTCTTACCAATCCAAAAACTGCAAAGACGGTATTTACAAACTACAAAGAGCTTACATCCGAAATATCCGACGATCTCATCAAAAGGATGCAGGACTTGATTTCAAAAAATAAAGTCTACACCTGTTACATCTCTACAAACAACGGCATTATCTTTAAAAACGGCATCGGCAGCACTACACTGACTGCCTACGCTTACAACAACGGTGTGGATGTGTCTGGAAATCTGGAAATCCGGTGGAGTAAAGATGGGACAGAGTTTTATGTAGGTAGGAGCGTGACAGTAAATGCAGAGGATGTGGATACCAAGGCGGTGTACTCTTTCGTGGCAACTGAAAATGGAATCCGGCGTGGATATTATGAGGTAACAATCACCAAGGTGGACGATGGAGCACCGGGAGATCCTGGAAAAAACGGGGATGACGGAAAGGACGGTGTAGGAATCGAGAGTGTGACCAAGTATTATCTGGCATCCGAAAAAAGCACGGGAATCACGGTATCCTCTCCGGGATGGACGGACACGAAGCAAGACATGACCGAAACCAAGAAAAACCTATGGAGCTACGACCTTATCCGGTACACCAATAGCACGGAAACCAAGACCACACCTGTGATTATCGGTGTACGTGGAGACAACGGAGAGACAGGGGATAGTGGAATTATCGTGTCTCCCACACCCCCGGAAAATCCAAAAGTAGGACAGCTCTGGCAGACAGCAAGTGGAGAACCAATTAAAAGATGGGATGGAAGTCGTTGGGTGCTGCATTACGTATCGGTCGAGAATCTGGACGTGCAAACATTGAGTGCGATCGCAGTGAATGCCGGCGAATTAACAGCAGGTAAGATAAAAAGCAAAAACGGGATCATGCTCATAGATATTGACGCAGGGAAAATCGTAAGCAAATTGATTGATAATGGAGTTGTCGACAGCACGATGGAACTTAATTCCGCTTCCCTTGCATTTTCCGGTAAGGACTCGGGAGGCAATCCTGCAAATATGACTTTTTCCATGCAAGGTCTAGCATATATAAACCAAAATACCGGAGGACGTTCGAAGCTTGTGTTATCAGACGGAGATATATATGCACAAAACGGAAACAACCCATTAATTGGTTTGTCTTCGTACAGAAAATACGATTCAGGGGCAATCAAAGGGCCTTTCATCGAATTAAATTCCTCAAACTTCATGAGAATCGAGCTCATAAGGACTGCTTTTGTTGTAACCTGTACAATTACTATGCAAGCACAGTTTCCGAGAAAGGGACGATTCGAAAATATAGTGGAGACAAGCATTCCTGATGGATACAAACCTGCAATAGAGGTATTATCTTCGATAAGCGAGGTTAGTAATGGAGTAATATTCGGAACAGGTAGGTACGTAATTAAAAAAGACGGTTTAATAACTATAGATGTGGAAAATGAAGCATACCTTGAAAGGACACTTACAACTACTTGGATAACGGAAAACTAAGCGGAATTGAGTAAAGGAGCGAAAAAATGAGAATTTTAAGATTTATAGCAAATGGACAGATACTTGAGCCTGATCCGGAATGTGATTTTACAGGATTGATCTCCGGAACAGAAGGATATCTACAAGCAGAGTTTGTATTTGATTCCGAGTGGACAGGGTGCCGAGTTGCGGCGTCCTTTTTTAATCTCGGAAAAGAATACCCGACAATCGTAGAAAACGGGAAATGCGAAATCCCAGCAAAAGCATTAGACTTTCAGGATTTTTACGTGCAGCTTACAGGAATTCGGGATGGATACAAGATAACAACAAACAGGAAAATTGTAAGGCAAAGGAGACCGAATGAATGACAGAAGCAGAGAAGTTATTACAGGAGACAAAGAGTGCGGCAGTTGTGGCAGAGTCGCAAGCAGAAGATATCTGCGTGATTGACTCCGACCTAAGAATTATCGGCATACCGGAACAATTTAAAGTCCTTGGTGTCGAGCACGATAAAGATGTAAAAGTGATACAGTTTCGGATTCCGAAAGTTTATAAAGGTACAGATCTGTCTGCGTTTACTATAAGTGTAAACTACCAAAATGCCAGAGGAACGAAAGACCGGTATGTTGTTACGGATAAAAAAGTGTCCGGTGACCAGATCGAGTTTTCGTGGACAGTCGGAAAAACAGCGATTGAATACAGAGGGGACACCCGTTTTATTGTCTGTATGCGTCTCACGGGCTCTGATGGTATAATCCAAAAAGAGTTTAATACTACACTCGCCACAATGACCGTACTGGAAGGGCTGGAAGTTGACAATCCAGTGATCGAACAGGAAGAAAAAGACATTATCGCACAACTGTTGCAGATCGTGGATGACAAATCCAAAGAAGCAGTACAGGCAGTTACAGCAGAGGGTACAAAGCAGATCAAAGCGGTACAGGCTGCAGCGCAGGAGATTGCAGCAGACAGAGAGCAGATTAAGACCAACAAGGCAGATATCGCAGATTTAAGACAGATGAAGGCGGGAGCGATTATCAACAGTGCTAAAGGGGAGCGTATCGCTGTCGGAGATTCGGCAGACGCGTTTTTTGAGGGATTGAAGCTACATGGGAAGAGTGAGCAAAACGGGTCGCCCACACCAGATAATCCGATACCGATAAAAAGCTGTGGAGATGGTGGAGCTATTGGGATTAGAGTGCTGAGAAAAAATCTATGCAAAGTCACTTCGGTGTTAAATGCGAGCTTTGATGAAAACACAGGAACTCTAGTCAATAATGCTAAAAACAACACTGTCAAATCTTATGTAAAAATACAAAAATACAAAGGAGATAAGTTTTTGGAAGAAATTCCCGTGAGCAATACCGGAAAGACGGAGAAAATATTTTCCATTAACGGTACTTTTGATAGAATCCGATTGACTTTCGCTGGTGATAGATCTGAAGGAAGTATTAGTATAGATGTTTCTTATCTGAATTACGGTGAATACACACTCAGTATGGATATAGAAGAGATTGGAATGAATGAAGGAAGAATTTCGAAAATCATGTTGTTAAATGAAGGGGAGTCCGATGAGATTTTTGAACCATTTCAACACCAACAAGCTTCACTCTCCACCCCAAACGGTTTACCCGGTATTAAAGTAGATTCTGGCGGTAATTACACAGATTCTAACGGTCAACAGTGGGTTTGTGATGAGATGGATTTCAAGCGTTGGAAGTACGTGCAGAGAATCAGAAAGGTAAATCTGGAGGATCGCTCTTTCCACAAGCAAGCTTCTGATAGCTCTCTGGATTATTATCTTTTTGCAATTACATGCGAAGATAAAGCTGTGAAAAACATATATAAAAGAGCTGTACTTTGCAATACGTTTATTGCAAAAAATGGTCAAAACATGCAGAATATAGACGGAATTGAAGGGATATCTACAAATCCAGGTGTAGCGTACTCGAATTATATCTATGTAAGGATAAAACCAAGCAGATTGTCAGGTGTAGGAGATGCCGCTGAATTTAAAAAATGGTTAATCGATAATAACGTCCAAATTATCGAGCAAATAAACCCGATCGAAACTGACATCCCAGAAGAAACAATGCAAGCATACCAAAAACTCTACACCAACTACCCATCTACAGTTATTCAGAATGACTCTGGAGCTGGTATGGAAGTGGAGTATGTAGCGGATACCAAGCAATTTATTTTAGACCAGATAAAAACTCTTGTACAGGCTTAAAGATTGGAGATGGAATATGGAGATAAGAGCAAGACCGTAATGGTCTTATTTTTATACTTTAAAAACAGAAAGGAAAGTGAGGATATGAAGAAAATGGAACAGTTAGCAAATATAAAAGCGTTTTTATGCATGGTATTCGGAGCCATTGTTGGAGGATTTGTAAACCTGATCGGAGGATGGTCTGAGGACTTAACTACATTACTTATTTTTATGGGTGCAGATTTTGTACTCGGGTTACTGATCGCTGCCTTTTGGAAAAAGAGCAACAAATCGGAGAACGGTGCGCTAAGCAGCTACTCTGCGTGGAAAGGTTTGTGCAGAAAAGGGGTGTCCTTGCTGATCGTACTTATTGCATATCGGCTGGATGTCACTCTCGGCGTAGACTACATCCGCACAGCCGTAGTACTGGCATTTATAGCAAATGAGGGTATCTCGATTTTGGAAAATGTTGGAATTATGGGTGTGAAATATCCGGAAGCGTTAAAAAAAGCACTGGATGTTTTAACAAATAAATCACAGGAGCAGGAGGGCGAGTAATCGTCCTCTTTTATTGTGCGACATCGCAC